AGCAGATGCCGACACAGCAGATGCCGACACAGCAGATGCCGACACAGCAGATGCCGACACAGCAGATGCCAACATATACACAGCGTCAGTGGAACGACTTTAAGCAGACGGAAGATATTAACACCTTTACCGAACAGATTAAAGCATTAACACAGGCGGTACAGTCTGGCGCGTTAGCGCGTAGCGAACAGCCTAAACCAATGACAGCAGATGACGCGTTAGCCGCCATCATTAATCCGCCACGAAAAGGAGAGAGTGAATAATGGACACATTAACTATTGAACAGACAAGCGCGGTATTGAATGAGGTACTAGCACAGGTAAGCGGCAAGAAGAATATTGGTGTAGTAACACCCGCTAATTTTGTCAGCGTCGCGACCACGGCGTTAAAAGCAGACTTCGATGTTACGCTCAAGGCTATTTCACAGGTGCTTTCCCGCACTATCTTTTCGGTGCGACCTTATGAGCGTAAATTTAAAGGTCTTGAAGCGGACGCTATTCGTTTCGGGAATCATGTTCGTAAAATCAATATTTGCGATGGAGATTTTAACGATGACCAGAGATATGATTTACCGGATGGGCAGTCAGTCGATATGTATAAGGTCAATAAATTAAAGGTGTTACAGACTAATTTTTACGGAGCGGAAACGTTTGAACGGTATTATACAGTCTATCGCGACCAGTTAGATATTGCTTTTTCGAGCATGGAAGAGTTTGGTCGTTTTTTAGCGGCTATGGCTCAGAACATATCCGACCAGATTGAACAGGCGCATGAATCAATCGCGCGTGTGACAGTTGCAAATTTTATCACCGGAAAAATTAAGGGGGATGCAGATAATGTTGTGCACCTTATTACCAAATATAACGATGTGACAGGTTTAGCGCTCACAGCGGACACCGTTAAACAGCCGGATAATTATGCTCCGTTTATTAAATGGGTATACGCATATATAGGTACACTCTCAAACCTTTTAACAGAGCGTACTACACAGTACCATATCAACGTTACAGACCATGATATACACCGGCACACACCGAAAAGTAAGCAGACGCTTTATCTGTACTCGCCGGAATATATGAACATTGAAGCGTCCGTGCTGTCAAGCGTGTTCAATCCGTCTTATTTAAAGTTGGCGTATACGGAATTAGTCAATTTCTGGCAGTCAATCAAAACACCGATGGGTATTGAAAACAAGCCGACCTACATGTTACCGGACGGTACGGTAACGACCGAAGTCGAAGCGGTTACACAGTCAAACGTATTCGGCGTGCTTTGTGATGTAGAAGCTATGGGCTATACTACCATTAATCAGTGGGCACAGCCTACACCGTTTAATGCGGCGGGCGGCTACACCAATATGTTTTTCCATTTTACTGACAGGTATTGGAACGATTTTACGGAAAACGGAATAGTGCTTTTATTAGATTAAAAGGGGGGGTGTCAGAATGAGAATTGGATTTACACAGTTTTCAAAGCGCGATAACAGTACCCTGTTACCGCGCGCTGACACCCTCACTTTTTATGAGGGTGTCTTAAAAGAGAATAGCGGGATTATTAGTCCTACTATACGTTTAACGCTTTTAAGTGGCACTACACCGTTAAATCCGGTTAACTGGAATTATGCTTATATTCCAGATTTTAAGCGGTATTATTATATTAACGACTGGACCTCAGAAAGAGGACAGTGGGTAGTATCAATGAGCGTTGACGTATTAGCGTCATATCGCGATTTTATCGGTACATCGACACAGTATATATTAAGATGTAGTGCCACTTCGGACGGAAATGTGATTGATAATATGTACCCCGCTAAAAATTATATAACGCATGAACATACTTTCACCGCTAGCGGTATGACAGCGGATTTAGCGTCTGGCTCTTTTATTGTAGGAATTATCAACGGCTCCGTCTCAGAAACAGGTTGCGTAACATACTATGTTATGACTTTAGCGGAGATAGCTTTTTTTATGTCGTGGCTTTTAACGGAGGGAAACTATGATTTTACCGATAATTTAGCCTTTGCATTTTTAAACCCGATACAGTATGTCACATCTTGCGTATGGCTCCCATTTAAAGTTCCGGCGGTTAATGTCGACAGTGTAAAGGTCGGGTTTTGGACAGTTACCGGTGCTAGCGCGCGCAGAATCGCCGGAGCAAATATCGGACTTGGTAACATTGTACTTGACGTACCACAGCACCCGCAAGCGGCGGCGCGCGGAGCGTATTTAAACTATGCGCCCTATACTAGAGCGCAGATTAGCTGTCTGCCTTTTGCGCAAATACCGCTTGACTTAAACTATCTCAGCAGTGACCGGAAGATTAACATAGATATACACTGCGATGTTACAAGCGGATATGCGCGTATGACCGTCACTAGCGGCGGTACACTTTTAAGAGTAGACTACGCGCAAATAGGCGTATCGCTCTCGTTGGCACAGGGTGTCAATAACCCGCTAACATCGACCGCGGAACTATTGACTAGTGGTTATGAGATTAGTGACGGAATAGGCAATAGTAATTTCGAAAAAGCTGTAAGTCTAGGAACGGAAACTGCGCTAGGAGCGTTGCAACCTACAAAGGGGGCGTCACTCATTTCTAACGCTGTTAAAACATGGCTCCCGCAGTTCGCAAAAGTGGGTTCACAAGGCTTTTTTGGAAATATTGACGAGAGTGCACACCTATATTGCGATTTTACTCATATTGTAGACGAAGATAACGCCGATTTAGGTAGACCTCTTATGCAGAAAAGACAGATAAGCACTATTTCCGGCTATATTCTTGTCAATGATGCGGATATAGCGATAGACGGGTATTCTGGCGAACTAGCCGCGATTAAAAATTATATGAATGGGGGGTTTTTTTATGAATAATTATAGTCCGGCAAGCTATGCGTGTATTAATGCGTATAACGGTCTTTTTATGCCATCGCAAATCCATAGCCGTGACAACATAACTTTTTACTTTAACCAAAAGTATTTTTTTAGTAAATTGCTGAGTGTTTTTAAACATAAGTTTCCGGCTCATTGGGATAAAAACTATGTGCTTTACACACTTTACGGCACCGGATTTTTTTGTGTAGTTAATACGGATAAATTCGGTGTAATTCCTCAGTATTGTGGCTTAAGCGGTTATAATGTGATGTATCAGCCCACACACTGTCAGATTGCTAACCCACTTTTGACTGGAATTTTAGAGCCACGCATAGGCGTTGATTGTGAATTGGTTAAGTTACAGTACGATTACACATCTCCCATCGACATTGTTAGCACATTTGCAGATATGCGGACACTCGCCATGCAGACTACAGACGTTAATCTGCTTAATAGCCACTTGTCTTATTTGTTTAGCTGTAGCAATAACGCACAGGCACAGACATTTAAAAAAATGATAGATAAGATTTATAGCGGAGAGAGCGCGGTTTTTTTAGACCGTAAAATGCTAGATGCTAGATTTGATAAACCGACCGCTCAGATGGATACACTTAATGTCGCGCAGAATTTCATCGCTGACAAAACTCTTAGCGCGCTTGATAAAATTGATATGCTTTTTAATACAATGATAGGAATACCGAACGCCAACACGTCAAAAAAAGAACGATTGATAGCAGACGAGGTAAACGCTAACAACGTTGATACGTATTCACTCGCGGCTTTATGGCTTGAAAACTTAAAAGAGGGATACGCGCGTGTGAATAAAATGTTCGGCACGGAATTGAGCGTTGACTGGCGTTTTCCGCCGGAATTGGAAAAGGGGGGAGAGGTAAATGTGGATAAGTCTACTGGGGATATTTAACCACGATAGCACTATATTTGATAAGTTTAATCTGCCTAAAAAAGTAGATAAAAACTTGTTAATAAATCAGCTACTTTTGCAGTCGGCAGAACGTGAAATACTCTATGCAGACCCGAACCTGTTAAAAGAGTATATCGGGTATTGGTCGGCGGCGCGCGTAGATGTTTGGGAACATTTGTATTCTACCACAGAATACGAGTACAACCCTATAGAAAACTATGACCGCAACGAAGAATGGACGGACAGTGAAAAAAACGCTGATAAAAATAGTCAATCGGCAAGGGATAATTATTTTGGACACGGACAAGATAAGGGCGTTACTCAAACCGACAGAGAAGAAGATGACTACCAAACCGCGTTTAATACCACGGACTTATGGCAGACAGGGCAACGGCGCGTTATTAATTACGAACGACCCGATATCAGCTTCACTCGCGATGGGAATAGCAGTAGTTCTGCAGACGTTACAAGCGACCGAACCAAAAACGCTACGCATAGCGGGCGTGTGCATGGAAATATCGGTACAATGACTACACAATCAATGATACAGCAAGAGAGAGATATAGCAGAATTTAACATTTATGACAAAATTTGTGACGATTTTATGCGCGAATTTTGTCTAGGAATATATTAAAAAGAAAGAGAGGTTATTTATATGAGTTATCAAAATTTTCCGTATACAAATTTTCATGAAATGAATCTCGATTGGATTTTAGAACAGGTCAGAAAGTGTGTTAAAAAAGTAGCAGATTTAGGTCTATCTTTTGAGGAGTTAAAAGAATACGTCAATAACTACTTTTCTTCACTCGATGTCGATAGTGCTATCGCCGCTGAAATTCGGCGTTTGATTGATAATGGCACTATGGGAGCGTTGATTAACCAGACACTGTTAGGAGAGATTAACAATAAAGTAGACAGCTTAAATAGCTACATGGATAAAGTCTATGTGCGTGATAGCTACATAATAACAGTTGGGCACTCTAATGGTATGATGTTTAATACAATCAAATCGGCTATTGATTATGCGATTAGTAGGGGAATGTCTCTTACAAACAGATACACTATCATCATCGAGCAGGGAGATTATTATGAGCAGTTGGTATACAACGACATACATGGTTTAGTTCTTTTTGGTTTGGGGAATGTACCAAATAACAACGTGCAAATTTATTATGATGGTCAATATCCAGATTGTACCGTTCATATGCAAGGAGACGTGGCATTTTACAATTTAACGATACGCAACAGAGTGACATCTACATACGCTGTGCATATCGACCCTGTTGATAGCACTGTTAGCGGTACAGTAACATTTCGAAACTGTCGTTTACAGGGAGGCACTGCCGTGGGATATGGTAGCGGTATTAATACACAGTTGCGCTTGTACGATTGTCAGTTAATAGGTGGCGGCTCTTATCCAAATTTATACGCGCACAATTCTGCTTACCCCAATAGGAGCGGACAATATCTAATAGTTAATAACTGCTATTTTAATCACACGTCTGGCAAGGCAGTAGTTATTGACGATGCTGGATATAGCAACGGCGATGTTAGCAGTCGTATGACGGTAGTATTTAGTGGTAACTGGACGGACTACGCTGGGTATCTCAAGATTCAGTTTCGCAAAGCGACTGGCACAGAAAGCACATGGAAAAGTTATCTTCCTAACAATGACGCTAATATCCGGTGTGGTACTGGGTGCGCTAATAATAGCGGAATCCCTGGACTTAATGTGATAGAAAATCATTTCGTCCAGAGTATGGTAGGTACTGCTCCGGCTGACAGCGCGGGTAAAATCTATGTTACCGCGACATTCCCGCCGCATTTAAACGGTAACAATTATAACATAGCAGTTACGGCTTGCAACGTAGATGGTGTTAATCATGGCGCGACTCTCCTTAATAAGGGAGAGAGTTATTATCAATTTACGATTGATGGAGTAAGCGCGGGCGGCGCGCATAATTGGCAAGTCAACGTTGAGTTTACGGTCGCATAATTTAAAGAGGTCGCACTATAAAAGTGTGACCTCTACTTTATCCATTTTCATATAGTGCGTATCACGCACTATGTCGCCGCCGCTATTAATATATTCGGGCGATTGGAACTCAATCGAATTTCTTTCATTATCAATGATAATATCTTTCGCTCGAACAGCGTATAATTCGCGTTTATCATATGATATTATAGCTACGCCGCGACCAAAAGCGGTCACAACGTTATCTACTAATTCAACTAACGGTTCTGCTAACATAATTTTCTACCTCTTTTCTAAAACGCTAAATCATTCAATTCCTGTCGTGTACATACTAATTCACAATTATCTATATTTAATGCTTCTACCGTATCAAGCAATTCAAGCGGTATTCTCCAAACATTTCCGTCCTCTTCTTCATAATACTGATAATTTCTAGTAGTAACATAGCCGTTTTTAAAAATCTCCCGCGCCATTCTTTTTGTAATTCGATTCTTTCTCATATAATATCTCCTTTTCATGTTGTTTTGTATCTCTTCCTTACATTGATTATAATACCATAGACAGCGCATTTTTACAATGTACAAATTGTACAAAAATCACGTTAAAATTGACGTAAAAACTGACAGACAAAAGTCACTCTCAAAAGTAAGAGTATTCTGTGCGTATGCAGTCATTACTTTTTGATACTTTATTTTAAAGCGTTTAACATCAATATCTGACGTAGTGTATATAGCCGGTGTTCCGCTTAGATGTTCTGATATATAATAGCCGCCGTTTTTTAATGCATAAATTGCAAAAATATCATCAAACGCCGCTATACAATTAAGCCCTTTTAAATTAACGCTCTTAATATCTTCCGATACTCTGCCAAAAGTATTATCAAGAGACATAGCGTTAAACTGCGCATTTTTTGACGCTTTATAAAGTGCAGTTTCTTTTTTTGCTAATGATATCGGGCTATCGACTAAATTTATATAACTTATAGACCTATCTCTCAATATGGTTATTTCTCGTTTTTTTTCTTGCGCTCGCCGCGCGATATTAACCACGCCTAAACTGATAAATATAGGGTTTGACGGATTGTTAGCATTTCCGGCGCACCATACTTTAACAGGTTTTTCGCCGTCTAATTCTCGGTTTCTGTTAATAGTTTCATAACAATTTAAAAAAGCATCGCCCTCACCTTTAATCGGACGACCGTTTCTCTCCGGTATGTACTCGTCATAAATTATCCATTTAATATCAGTTGAATCAAATCCTCGGATATTGCTAAACGTAGATAGTGCCATGCAATAGCCGACCGGTTCGGGGTTGTCACCAATATAGTGGGCGGACACATATTTATTAATTTTTTTAGTAGCGCACTCAAGACCTTTAACCCTCGCTAATGACTTTAAAGGCGAGTAATCATCACTGCTTATCAAATCAACTATTGACTGTGTACGCCTTAAATATATGTATTTAATACCGCGGTCAATCGCGTATTCAAGTAAGCCAAAAGTCTTACCAGTACCTCGTCCGCCTGTAATCAAATTAAATGTGGTATTCAAGCTATTTAGCTTGTCAATTATTAAATAACCCTTTTCATTATATATATTCATATTTTTTCTCCTATCAAAAAAAGCCCACCACGCGGATGGGCTTATAATATTAACCTTTAAAGCGTGACAGTAACAAATTCCCTGTCATTTTTTGACTTACCTGTAACTACTTTAATATCAAATTTTTCAGTTACTCCATCGTCAGCTAAAAACTCTACGATGTTAATAAACGCTTCACGCGCCGTAGCAGAATTTGTTACCGAAACTACTCCTTTAATATCTTCGATGGCAAGCAGTAGCTTTTCATCTTCCACCTCTCCGGTGCTCTCGTCAACATCTTTCTGAGCGATTATAGCCCAATTCTTTACAGTTAGCGTCTTACCGGCTACATCTTTGAGTTTTACGTTCTCCGCGCCCTGTGAATAGCGATACTTATCCGCACCTTTTAATTCTTTTCCGCTCTTTAAAAAATCATATTTTTTCATGTTTTAATTCTCCTTTTCATCCTCGTTTTTTTTCTTTTCGCAACTTAATACAGTTGACAGTGGTACTAAATAGGTTTCTGTAATGCTACCTATCGTTTCTACCGTGATAATACGGCGGTCGCTATCGCTATTAAGTTCTTTTGCGCGGCGCATTAAAGACCGTTTATCGAGTTTATCGGTAAGCTGATATTCGACACATCCGACAGAACCGCCGATTTCGTAGATTTCGCGCACGCGATAGCTTTTAAGTTTTACTTCAATTTTTTTCTCTTCCATTCTTTTCTCCTTTTTTATTTTTTCTTATCTTACATATATTAGTATACCAGATTTCTTCTAAATTACAAGTAGTAACAATAACTAAAATATCCGCGCTATTTTTTGTAATTTTCGTATCCTTTTAACAAATTAGCATAATCAGCAGATAGACCTAGTGTGTACGCGCTGTCTTTAATGCACACATTCCGTCCAATATTTAACATATGACCGTCTATATTGATAGTAGTATTACTAGTATCATTATAAACGGCTTCATGTCCGCCGCCGTTTTTTTCGGGGAAAAGAAATCCGTCTTTAAAAGATTGTAGTCCACCGTGCGCCGCTAGATACTTAGCACCGTCCTCTTTCCCGACACCCGCTAGGGTTAAATGCAGGGCTATACCATTTTTCTCTTTAGTCGTATACGCGTACTTTTTAGCACCCAGTGTAATAAATTCGATCATATCTTTTTCGCTTTCATATACACCCATGTAGTGTGTCTTTCCGTGCTTATCCTTTGCGTATGCGCCGTTTTTCTTCGAGCGTGCCCGCGCTTTTTTATTAAACGCGGAAAAATCTACATCACCGATATATTTAACGCTGTCAGTATCACAGTAAAGAAAATCAGCGTCTGGTGTGTCATTAACTATCCAGATAGCTTGATGTAGAGCATATCTAGCCCACGCTGTCACCCACACGCCCCACGCGTAACTTAAAAACCTTTTTTTCATTGATTTCTCAAACAGTTTTTCCGGCGGCTCGGTTGCTTCTTCAAACAGTTGTTCGTATTCATCAGAATAGACCATATCCTGCTTAACAACGTCTTGCGCCATCATGCCGTAACAGGAGTTTAATTTATTTTTAGATTTAGTATAATATACCTCTTGACCGTCTATATCTTTAAGTTCTGTTTTTTTCAAATAGTAGTTGTTTATAACATCTTTTATCGGTTGCGGTAGCGGTGCATATCGAGCATGATATACCTCTACATACTCAATAGCGTCAAACATATACTCTTTTAATATTATCCTAAAATCAACGTCTGTTAATGTGCATTCTAGATACTCACACTCTAATATGCGCCCGTTATCAAATACAGCGCCTACTATATTTCGGCTTTTATCTTTTGTTAGATAAGGACAGCCGTGACTAATATCTCTAAGACACAAACCCGATATTTTAACGCGCATAAGTAAAGCGCGATTATAAACATTTAAATACTTAAGCACTGACTCACTATTTGCTTCTTCTAGCGGTGCAAATTGAGACATTGGATATAACTCACTTTCCATTACATCCGGATAACTACTCGACCTATCCGCGCTATGTGCATTTTTTATAATTTTTCCGCTATAATAACGGTTAGCGTGTGTATCACCGCCTCGAAACGCTTCTTTCAACAAGACGTATATATGGTAGTCAATTTCTATGTTTTTAAGATAAGCGCGTCCTATTAATTTTAACGCGGATTTAACATCACGACGGACATAACCTGTTGATGTGAGCGGTATAGTATATAATGTATCTGCGTCAATCTCCATTTCTTTCTTGACACATTCTACAAGACCTACTACATCATATATGCAGTATGCTATTTCGTACTCGCTTAAATCTGACCACGGATAGCGCAGTTTTTCGTAATCAAAATCTACACCCGATAACTTTTGATGTTCAACTTCCATTTTTTTGGTGTACTGAGATAAAGACATATTAGAGTGTAGATAACTACACCGATATTCAAAGCTGTCAGACATTATACATTTAAGCACTTTTCTTTTTTTGACTGCAAAAACATCGGCTGATTTAAAATGATATAATCCGCTTAAAAACTGAAACTCATAACTTAAATTGTGAACATATATTACTATTTTTTCATCGCGCATTAAGTTTTTATCAATTTGATTTATAAAATCTATGTAGCTTTCTAGCGTTCTTCCAATAATAAGATAGGCGTTATTAATCGACATCTGCCATATATAGCAGAAAGAGTTATCAATCAAATCAGCGCGCGGAGCGTTTTTTTCAGTAAAACGTGACGTTTCTATATCGAAAGCACATACCAAATTTTTATAATAAAAATGACTATGCTTAGTTCCTTGATTTCCGCGTTGACGCGCTAATATATCACTTTCTCGTACATACAGATATATCGGTGTACAATCGTCTTTTCCATATTCATATATTATTAAACCGCTATTCTCTACCATTTTTTTTAATCATCCTTAAATAGTAATCACTATCTTTACCTTTTACCGTTTTAATTTTAGAAAGTTTTTTCGAGTTTTTAAGCCATTCATCGAAATTAGCTTTTACATCTTCTATTTTTAGCTTTTTTTCTTTTGCGTCCTCTAATACCTCATATACGCGCTCTGAGCCGTACAGGCTTTCAAGATTCCTGTCGTGCCATTCATTCAAAAAATTAACAAAATCCCAGTAATCACTTTCATCAATATCTAGACCAGACGCGCGGAAAGATTTTAAATTGCTTTTTTTCAATGCACGCTGATAGCGTAGAGTAGTGTTTTTTCTATCTAAAAAATCGGCTACATCTGTTAAAAGATAAGGCAGATTTTTTTCACTCACTTCGGATAGAGGCGGAAAAGGTTTTTTGTTACGCTGATAAAATTCAGAGTTGATAAACTCAGTTTTTTTGATACGCGCTAAACGCGCGTTCGCCGCTTTTCTGTATCGGCGGTATATCTGTTTCTGTTGCTCCACGGTTAATGTGTTTCTTACAAAATCTGGTGTATATACTATTTCTGTCATATCTAACACTCCTTTTCTAATACATTATATCACATCTAATACATATAGTATATTGACAAAACGCCGATTTATCAACGTTTAATATGTGTCAATATACAAACTCACCAAACATATAACACAAATTTTGTACAATATTACTATTGACATCCATTTCATAGTCAACTTGCACAATAAATCTGCTCTAACCATTCATAAATTTTGTACACTGTGCCTATTGACATAAAATCTTTGTGCAAGTTGCACAAGATAACAGTGTTATGTGGGAAGTTTTTTGTGCAATTTACATATGGTGATCCC